ATCTCTCAGAAAACGAACAATAGAATTAGTGTTACGTTTACAGAAGCGTGTAATTTTCTAAAAAACGAACATTATAGATAGATTGATAGATTGATAAGATATGTAACATTTTGATAGGCAAGAATTGGCAACCTTGCGCGTTCGCGCTCATCATTTGCCACGAAAATATAATGTTCGCACATACTCTAAAAAAAGCGAACATTAGCCGAACATTACGAACATTACCGCGAACATTACAAAAGAAAAAACGAACATTGTGTTTTTGTGTCACGACGTGCTAACACGTGCTTATACATGACAACACATCAGGCTGGGGCTCGGCGCGACTCCTTTAACTGGCATCATGACAAGTTAGGGAATTCCCTAACTCTTAATCCGGGAACAAACCACATTGCGCACACGTGATAACACGTGAGGCTCGGCGCGACATCATTAACTGGTCTCACAGGGCGCGGCGCGATGGGGCTCGGCGCGACATAATTAACTGGTCTCAAACGGCAGGCACAAAAAAACCCGCCGAAGCGGGTTGGTGTTAACGTGCATTTATGTAGCGGGCCAGTGAGTCGATACCGGTCAGTAGGGATACACTGAGCACTGCCGATATCAGAGCGGTGACCCACATAAAATTTAGCAGTGCCATCATGGTAGATAGAACAGACACTGCCGCGAATACAATTAAGATAATCATTAATACAAACATAACGTGTCGCCTCAAAAGGTAAGGGCCCCGAAGGGCCCGATGGGTTAGATAGATCGGATGATCTGCTCGGCCAGTGCCTTGATCTCAGCAGGGCGGAAAGTAGGTGACTCGATGTTTTCACATACCTTAATGATGTCCTGCGCGGCATCGCGGATGCGAACATCGGGAGCGCGAGGCGCTTTGGACTCTTTTGGCTGGCCTTCACCTAAGCGGGTCTTTACCGCATTACGTAGGTCTTTCTGCTTAGACCCGCGCTGTCTCTGCCAGTAACCTCGCTTGTCTTTCTCAGCGGGTGATAAAGACTTTACAGGTAAAGTCAGCAGTTTTTGTGCGGACTCTGGGAAGGTAGTATCGATGACCGCATTCAGCGCCGCCCACGATTCCTCAGTGGCTAGCGATCCTTTGGTCTTATACGAGATCAAATGATCTACCGCATCGGTACCAAATTGCGCCACCATTAGATCCGCAAATTTACCCATAGCGCGTTTAGCGCGGTCACCCGCTTTCAATGCAGATTGAATGGCGGAGCTCATTTCAGTGTTAACAAACACTGGGTTAGTAGTTGTATTGTTCATGTCATATATCCTCATGTTATGACGTAAATGGATGTCGACGGGTGTCTCCCGAAGACAGGACCATTAAACCGTATCATGTGATAACAAATCAAGGGATAACCTGACAAGTTAGGGAATTCCCTAACTAAACGTGGCAAATCGTGATATCCGATGGGGTACTACCCCCCTATGACCCCGACGTCAGCAACGCGTAGCCATCAACGTATATATTACTAATTTCCACAAACTTAGAGTCCATTTTTGAGTTCGGGCTTCACCCGTTTTTGAGTTGGAGCTCCCCCACCCCCTCTATATAGGGAACACCCCCCGTCTCTTTTAAAATCGGCGTAGCAAAAATTTTTTGCGTAAAAATTTTGAGTTTGGTATAAATTGCCACCAACGGTTAACAAACCTGCGGAAACAGTATGTCTCTAGAGATCGAACCTGAAGTCGGTGTAGCGATTTCAGAGAAAGCTCCTAATCTTGACCTTCGGACTCGCGTAGAAGCCGCGAGTAACACCGCCGCTATGCTCTCTGAACACGGGCTAGAGGTGGAACCGACCGCAGAAGACAACGATATTGCCGCCAAATTGACCTTGGCCTACGCAGATGACCCCGACAAGACGTCTAAAAAGGTGAGTGCCAAGCGTGCATCGTCGTTACCCCCTGCCGCATTGATGGCAACACACGGAATATTGACCCAGTTCGGCCATTCAGTGGTTGAAAGTGCCACCCAAGTGCGTCATTTGGTGACCAATAAGCTAATTGAAGAGACTGAGAACCCTGACCCACGCGTCAGAATCCGTGCATTGGAGTTGTTGGGTAAGATTTCGGACGTAGGTCTGTTCACAGAGAAGGCTGAAGTCACCATAACCCACAAAACAACGGACGAATTGCGCGAGAGCCTGCGTGCAAAGCTAGAAAAGATCATAAAACCCGACGAAGAAGCCGAAGATGCGGTCATTATTGACGGCGATTCCATCGATGTGGACGAAGAATTGGGGTTAACGGATGGCTGAACCAGCGTTGGACTTCTCAGACGAGGACATACAGACGCTATTAGACAATCTGGAGGCGTTTTCCGCCGACGAGATCGCTGAAATAGAGAAAATCACGGGTGAATTGTCCGCGAGGAAGGAGAATAAGGCCGCATACAACGATCTGATCGCGTTTTGCCAGCTTATGATGCCTGAGTTCATCGTAGGTAAGCATCACCGGATACTGGCAGACATGCTGATGGCGATCGAATCGGGCGATAAAGACCGTGTTTGCGTCAATATACCCCCTCGCCACGGCAAATCTCAGCTTGTTTCTATCTTCTACCCAGCGTGGTTTTTGGGTAGAAATCCCAATAAAAAGGTCATGATGGTGTCCCACACCACGGATCTGGCCGTGGATTTTGGCCGGAAAGTACGTAACCTAATTGCTACGGATCAGTATAAAAGTGTATTTCCTACCACGTCACTCGCACAGGATAGTAAGTCAGCAGGTAGATGGAACACGAACGTCGGCGGCGAATACTACGCGTGTGGTATTGGTAGTGCTCTTGCTGGTCGCGGTGCCGATTTACTTCTGGTCGATGACCCTCACTCTGAGCAAGACGTCATCAATGGCAACTTCGAGGTATTCGAGAAGGCATACGAGTGGTTTACCTTCGGTGCTAGAACCCGTTTGATGCCCGGCGGACGGGTAGCCATTATCCAGACACGCTGGCACATGGACGATCTGACAGGGCGTGTGACAAACGACATGTCTAAGAATGCGCGTGCTGACCAGTACGAGGTGGTGGAGTTCCCTGCGATCCTAGAGGTCCAGAACAAGAAGACGAAGAAGTACGTCGAGAAACCCCTGTGGCCTGAGTTCTTTGACCTTGAGGCGCTCCTGCGTACCAAGGCATCTATGCCGACGTTCCAGTGGAACGCGCAGTATCAGCAACAACCCACCGCAGAAGAGGCGTCAATCGTCAAACGTGAGTGGTGGAACATGTGGGAACAGGACAATCCGCCCCCGTGTGAGTACATTATTATGTCGCTGGACGCGGCGGCGGAGACCCATAACCGTGCCGATTACACCGCACTGACGACGTGGGGGGTGTTCCTCAACGAGGAGACTAGTGCCTATAACGTCATCCTGCTGAACAGTATTAAGAAGCGGATGGAGTTTCCTGAGCTGAAACAGATGGCGATGGAGGAGTATCAGGACTGGGACCCCGATGCGTTTATTGTGGAGAAGAAGTCTGCTGGTACGGCGTTGTATCAAGAGATGCGACGGATGGGCCTGCCTGTGTCAGAATACACACCGCACCGTGGCTCAGGTGATAAGATGGCACGGTTGAACTCTGTTGCGGACATTGTGGCGTCAGAGTTAGTGTGGGTACCACCGACGCGGTGGGCGGAAGAAGTGGTAGAAGAAATTGCTGGATTTCCGTTTATGAGCCATGATGACCTCGTGGACTCAACGGTGATGGCCCTGATGCGATTCAGGCAGGGAGGATTTATCCGCTTGCCCACAGACGAACCAGATGAACCACGGTACTTTAAACGTCGAAGTGGCGGGTATTATTAAGAGGCTAGGACATGGCTATAGAAAAAGGAATGTACTCCGCGCCAGAAGGCATGGATGAGATCGCTGAACAGGAAGGGTCTGAACTAGAAATTGAGATCATTGACCCTGAAGCGGTCATCCTCGACGACGGGTCGATGGAGATTACCTTGATCCCTGATGCGGGTATTGAGGATATGATGGCGTTTGACATCAACCTTGCCGAGGTACTGGACGAATCACATCTACAAGAGATATCAAGTGAGCTGACTGGCCTGATTGAGTCAGACATTGACGGTCGTAAAGAGTGGGCTGATACCTTTGTAAAGGGTCTGGATGTGCTGGGCTTTAAGTACGAAGAGCGTACTGACCCGTGGGAAGGCGCGTGTGGTGTCTATTCTACGATCTTGGCGGAAGCGGCTATCCGGTTCCAAGCCGAAACCATGTCAGAGACGTTTCCTGCCGCCGGTCCTGTAAAAGTTAAGATTCTGGGGGAAGAGTCTAAAGAGAAGGAAGAGGCCGCTCAACGCGTTAAAGCGGACATGAACTACGAGTTGACGGAGCGAATGGTCGAGTACAGACCTGAGCACGAGCGACTCTTATATAGCCTAGGACTCTCTGGTTCGGCGTTTAAGAAGGTTTACTACGACCCCAATATGGGACGTCAGGCCGCTATCTATATTCCCGCAGAAGACGTTATCGTGCCTTACGGCGCAAGTCACATCGAGACTGCGGAGCGTGTAACGCATGTTATGCGTAAGACTAAGAACGAGTTGCGTAAGCTACAGGCGGCTGGGTTCTATCGTGACATCGAGCTGAACGAGCCACAGCCCTACCACTCTGATATTGAGGAGCGTAAGGCAGAAGAAGGTGGGTTCTCGCTCACAGATGACAACCGCTATGCGTTGTATGAAGTGCACGTGGACATGGTCATTGAAGGTCTGGATGACTCAGAGGACGACATCGCCAAGCCGTACGTGGTGACTATCGAGCGTGGTAGCGGTGAGATCCTAGCGATACGCCGAAACTGGAACGAGATAGACCCGCTACAGCTCAAGCGTCAGCACTTCGTACACTACGTTTACGTCCCCGGATTTGGCTTCTACGGCCTTGGATTGATCCACATCATCGGGGGATACGCCAAGGCGGGAACGTCGCTCATACGGCAGTTGGTGGACGCTGGTACGCTGTCTAACCTGCCCGGTGGACTCAAGTCTCGTGGCCTACGAATCAAGGGTGATGACACACCGATAGAACCCGGTGAGTTTAAGGACGTTGATGTACCCAGCGGCTCTATCCGTGACAACATCATGCCACTTCCCTACAAGGAGCCAAGTCAGACACTGCTTGCGCTTCTGAACCAGATTACGAACGAAGGGCGTCGTCTGGGTGCTATCTCTGACATGAACATCTCTGACATGTCGGCTAACGCGCCTGTAGGCACAACCCTCGCGCTCCTAGAGCGAACTCTCAAGCCAATGGCGGCAGTACAGGCACGTGTCCACTACGCCATGAAGCAAGAGTTCAAGATGCTCAAGGAGATCATGGCGGAGTACGCCTCGCAGGAGTACGGCTATGAGCCGATCCGTGGTGAGGTGAGCGCGCGTCAGATGGATTATGCGATGGTGGATGTTATCCCCGTCAGCGACCCGAATTCATCCACTATGGCCCAGCGAGTCGTACAGTACCAAGCGGTATTGCAGATGGCACAAGCCGCACCTCAGATCTACGATCTGCCACAGCTACACAGGCAGATGATCGAGGTACTAGGCGTCAAAAACGCCGACA